TTCCAGTACCTGCGGCTAAATCAACACCACAATCTTTACCGAATGCGGTATGTGATGTTCCCGTACCACTACCTACTGCATAAACCTCTGTAGCTGATACAAACAATGGAATGGTATTACCACTTCCATCTGAGCACTGATCGGCAGAACCTTCTGCTCCTCGTGCGGCACTATCATTAGTCTTGAGCAAGCCTGCAAAAGTACTTGCTATTGTATTTCCTGATAAACTCGCCATAATTTATTACCCCTTTATAGTTTCCTTGTTAAATCTCGCAACTTACCGCCCGAAACTATTTGACATGGTTGCGATAAAATCTTTAAACAATCTTTTGCCATTCACGTTGTTCATTCTGCCATGTATCTTTCACACTGTTCCAAAGGTCTCTTGCAAGACGTGCGGTCTGGTGTACAATATTACTGATACCAAGCTGTATTCCTAACCGTGGCACGGTCTAAGGCCCTAAGTACAGGAATGCAGAACCAGAATCCAAAGCTACTGTCTTCCACCTACCATAGATCGTCATACCCTGTGGCATAGTAGTCTGGTTAATAGCATCGCTATTGGTACCGGAGCCGCCCTGTGCATCCGTTGGCCAATCTGACTCAGCCGTTGTCGCATCACTAGAATCAAATACAGTATCTTCTGTAAACTGTATTGCCACTACCACCAGACCGGTCGGTGGTGTGTACGTGCTTGTGTCAGCTAAAAATGCAACACCTGCCTGACCTAGTGTGATGTTGCCCTGTTCTACAACAGTATATCTGTGACTATCCGCTGGGGAATCTGTTGCCATAATTTAATCTCCTTTTATTATGTATGCCTTTCCGCCCGAGATACTCTGACATGGGCATATCTATCTAAACGCAAACGGGACGATGGCTCTCTGGCCACCTACTTTGTCTCTTCCAGCCTCCTGACGCACCGTGGTTTCCCAGAGTGCTCGATACTTCACAGCGGAAGCGGCACTAACTTCGTCCAGTCTGTCCTCAAAAAGTTTCCAATTAACGTAATTCACCAATGCTGGATGTAATGTGTCATCTACCTCTGGCACATCTGAGAGATTCTTGATCTCCCTTGGCTGGGCACTGTATTCAATGAGCAATCCATTACTCGTGGATTCGTCTATTGATTCAAATGCATTCTTGTTCGATGTATTCTTACTGGTTACAAGAGCGATCCTGTCACCCACATTATACCAAGCAAGATATTCTTCTGGATAATTATAAGCCATTATTTTTCATCCACATTTACAATACTATAATGATCCGTTAGCCTTGGAATCTTTCGGTAGTCACCATCAGAGTCCTTGTAAGCAACGGAATAAATTTTATCTACACGGAGATCAGAGTTTCTGTCTCCCACGTTATACCAGCGTTGATCTTCTACTGTATCTATTTTGGCATGCTTTCTTACAACCTTGTATTTGCGAAGGTCAAGAAGTGCATCATTAATAAGTGCCTTCACATACGTTTCCCCAGCATCTGGGTGTACCTTCCTAATCCGTGATAATATCTGTTTAAATGTCATCTTGCACCCCTTGCGGCACCACCACCACCACCAGCCGGTACCCCCATCATATTCTGTATACCAGCATTATACTGGTTAAGAAGCCATGTATATTGATCCTTTCTAGCCTGTCCAAGCTCAATATCTTCATCGGTACCAACGGTATCTGTAATAATTCTTTCTATCCCTTTCATTGCCGCATAAAGGACTACAAGTGATTCCAACTCATCGGGGAAAAGAGTAATGGCACTATCACCATACGCCACCGCCGGATACTGAACCTCTGAATATTTACCCACAGCGGATGATGATGACGGTAAAATATTAAGAAAATTACTTTCAATGTAATACACAGGATCAGTTGCCGTAGCGTAATCCATATCATCAGAATCAGAAGCACGGCCTTTAAGTGAAGTACGTATCAAACGACATTGCTGGTCAATCGTCCCATCATTGCGCCTAATGTTATAAACCTTAGCCGTATTTAACGTAGAGGCTGAACTCTCACTACCCACAGCCTGTGGTGTAAATGTTACCTCGCTGGAGCATAACCTCAAAAGAGACAGTGGCATGTGGTTAATTACATCCTTAGCACCATCTGTCAAAAACGATGTAAGTGCTGTGGTATCAGAAGAATCACCACCTACTGTACCAACCATATCCTCTACCTGTACTTGGAATGTTGCCATTAGTCTTCAATCACCGTCACTTCCAAGTTGCAACTTGCTGTATTTGCCCTAGCCCAATAATCAGCATCTGCGGCACGGAACATGGCAAACTCTCCCGCTTTTAACTTGCAGAAGTAATTAGTGTCATCTTCATCCGCAATCTCGATATAATTACTTGAATCTAAATTCTTAAAGAACATATATCCATACGTCCCAATATCAGAGGCTACGCTTATTTGCTCATTGCTCGTTCCTATTACCTGTATGCTTTTGTTATAAGACTCGCCAGACACATCAATATAGGTAGAGTCATGCTTACTCTCTTTGACACCGCTCTTGCTGTATTCTAATTGAGCTTCAATTCTTAGTTCGTTAGCCATTACTACCTCTTCTTTTTCTTCTTTTTCTTCATTTTGGCACTATATTTTTTGGCGGCTTTAACAGTTTTATGTTTTCTTTTCTTGCCACCGTACTTAGTAGTTTTACCTTTTCTCGGCATAGCTATTTCTCCTTAATTTCCTGCACTATTAATCTTTATACTCGCCTGCTTCTTATTCTTTGGGAATATCTTGCTATGGAGATGCTGATGTCTCTCTACCGCCTTATTTTCAATATCCTTATCCATTGATATCATATTAATGTCTATTAAATCACGCCGAATAGCCGGAGCCCAAGGCGATTCCCTCATCACCGTATTAACCGTATACTTCCGTGGAGACGCCGGTTGATGACAGTTTTTACAATAAAACCAGCCGTCCGGATTCGGTTTATCACAATGCATACAAGTTTTCATAGTGGTGGAAGGGGGTTTGACCCCCCAGCCACCTGATCCTTATATCGGGATTCTATCCCCGAACTTCAGATTTTTAGCTAAACGTGATATGAGCTTTGTCAGCCGCTAAACTAAAGACATAATAGCTGTCGCCGTCACAAACAAGACTAGCTCGGTCACCTTTTGTTGCGCCACTAATAAAAGTGATAACGTCAACACCGGTACCTTCAGTCACTGTTTGAGCCGCACCATCTTCACCATCAATACCATGACCATGAATGTTATCTCCATCGTCGGTACTGGCGTTAATAGTAACAGCATTTGATGCTACGGTATGCACAATAAATTCTGCATTCCATCCAAGCATCTCATTGTCTTTGCTCGCACAATCAGGCAGTGTAATAGCATAAGCCGCACCCTGATCAATAAGGAAAACAGTTCCCGAGTCCTCTGGTGTCAGAGTCATTGCCTCGGTAACGTGCTTGACCTTTTTGAGCGTTTTAGAATAGCTACTGTTCTCATTTATAATATCACTACGCATCTTCCCTACTCCTAGTTAAGATCAGTCATCGAATACAACATGTGAGTTTCAGGAATCGTTATTTCAAGACCAGCCTCTGTGAGGATCATGTCTTTCCGTAAGTCTTCATCGCCCTGTTGTACATTCGTGACAACGTGAGTATCTCTATTGACACCGTTTCCTACGAGAGGACGGTATGAACAATGCTTCATGTCAGCAAGCAAAAGCATTCCAGCAGACATGCCTCTAAACAGAGGTTCCCTGACGATAGACATATCGCCATGAACAGTATTTAATTGCATGATATTGTGACCGAAGGCACCTTCTCTCTGTACAGCTTGAAAGTTGTACATATTAGATTGAGATTCAGTTTCTCCAGCAGTTTCCAAACTTGTAGTCACAAAACCCGGCCCCAACTTATTAAAGTAAGAGACTACAGGTAGACTAGCAAGCGCCAGTTTATTATTGCTGCCACCACGGGCAGGATCAAAGAAGACCTCGAAATCAGACAAGAAAGTATCATAGGTAATTGCCGTTGAAGCCGCTGCCGCAAAATACGGAGCACCGGAACTATACGAAATAGAACCGGGCGTTCCTGCTTGACGGTTAACGATAATATGACCTACGAGCCCTTCAGTGGTCTGAATCCCGCTTGATCTTCCACGTTGACCAAACAACATTGCTCTTTCAATATCGACCTTATGTTCACGTAGCTTGAGATTCCAGATACGAGTCCATTCGTCTGCATATCCACGATAACGAGTTGCGATAGAGGTATTGCTCTGCTCGGCCGCCGTTTTGAAGATTTGAGTATAACCAAAATCATCTTCCAATGATTTAGACCATACGTCCGGAGAACCGGAACCTTCGGCAAACGCCGTACCAATAATCTGAGCTTTGTCACCGTCAGCCACTGCATCATAACCAGATTCGCTAGAATTACCAACGCTCATACAGGTTACATCGCAACGAGTTTCAGTGCTGCCTTGCTCACTCACACTGTCAATACGGAAAATGGCATGTGATTTGCCATCAACCACTTCAACAGCTACAACCATACCTTTGACAAGCCAACTAATTGAGGAACCAGACCCATCGTCAAAATCAATCTGTCCACTTACACCAGCCGCTAAAGAGCTAAGAGCGCTATCAGCAACTAGGCTACGGTTTGTCCAGTCAACCCGTGAACGGTTCTCAAGGAACCTGAACACAGAATCGTCTGTAGGTACTTTTGCTACCTTACTAAGATACACAAAAAATGGAGATTCTTCTGGAGCTAACTCAGCAACTCTGTCACTAAAGTCATATAACCGTCGTTGATCCGGAGCTTGTCCGACACCAGCGGTGGTTGCGGCCGCAGTAACATTGCTACTTTTTAGCTGTCCAGTATAATAAGCCATTGCTTATCTCCTTTTTAAGCTACTTAGGGCAATCTATTGCCAAACCCACCAGCATT